GTATGACTTAACAGCCTTTGGTGAGAACGCTGAAGAGTTGCCAATGGTGCCTGTGTTTAAGGACTGGGCGGCTAAGAATGGTATCAGCCAAGCATCCTTTGATGAGATTGCTGGGCAGTTGTCAGCTATGGCTGGTGAAGCTCAAGGTGGTCAGGTGATTGACGCGGCGGCAGAGCGTAGAGCCCTTGGCCCTAATGCAGATGCTCAGATCAATGGCATGGTCAGCTGGGCGCGTGGCATGGTTCAAAAGGGTATTTGGTCAGCTGAAGATTTTGACGAGTTCAGAATTATGGGTGGTACAGCTAAAGGACTAAAGGCATTGCAAAAGTTGCGTAGCGCTTATGAAGGCAGTATTCCAATCGAGTCATCTCCGATCGATGGTATGCCAACAGATCAAGAGCTTCAACAGATGGTCGGCGATCCTAAGTACAAAACTGATCCATCGTACCGAGCTAAGGTAGAGAGACTGTTTAACTCAAGATATAATTGAGTCTCCACCCCCCATCACTTCCGTGAGTGATTTGACCCGCCTAGTGCGGGTCTTTTTTTGCCTACTTGCTTTTTATATAAAAGGCAATACAATCAGAGCTAAGGCATATTGTGGTTTTTTAGCAACCCTTTAATGATTGTGACAACAATCGGCTGACATCCTACTGTAAGCGAAGGCCCTCATCTGAGGCATACCGACAGCGAGAAATTTAATTTTTTAACTTTTGAAAAGGAAGCAAAATGGCTATCAATTTATCCACAGCCTTTGTAACCCTATTCGATGCGGAAGTTAAACAGGCATATCAGGGTCAAGCCCAGTTACGCCCAGCTGTCCGTGTTCGTTCAGGTGTTGAAGGTTCTACTTATAAGTTCCCAAAAATCGGCAAGGGTGTTGCACAAGTACGCATCCCTCAAACTGATGTAACTCCATTAAATGTTACTTATGGTTCTGTAACCGCTACTCTTAGCGACTACATCGCCGCTGAGTACAGCGACATCTTCATGCAAGCCAAAGTTAACTTTGACGAGCGTGCTGAGTTGGTTAAAGTTGTATCTGGCGCAATCGGCCGCCGTCAAGATCAGTTGATTATTGACGCTCTCGTAGCCGCAAGCACAAGCAATACTGTTGCATCTTCTGTTGGTGGCGCTAATACCAACTTGAATTTGGACAAATTGCTTGCCGCTAAGAAAGCCTTAGATGCAAAGAATGTACCAATGGACAATCGTCATATCTTCATCCATGCAAATAACTTGTCTGGCTTGTTGGGCGAAACCAAGGTTACATCTTCTGACTTCAACAGCATCAAAGCGTTGGTAAATGGCGAACTCAATACATTCTTGGGCTTCACATTCCACACTATTGGTGATCGCGATGAAGGCGGCTTGCCATTGTCATCTGGTGATCGCAAGGTTTATGCGTTCCACCGCGATGCTATCGGCATGGCAGAAGGTATTGCACCTAAGACTGAAATCAACTACATCCCTGAGAAAACCAGCTTCTTGGTTAGCTCTATGTTCTCCGCTGGCGCAGTTGCCATCGATGCAGAGGGTATCGTTGAGATCACTTGTGACGAAAACGGCGCTTAATTAAAGGAGAATTATTATGGCATTTAGCACAACCGGATTCGCTACTATTGGCGCATCAAAAGCGGGTAACGCTCCAGCAGTCTATTCTTATAAGACTACTGACGCGATTGCCGATGTGAATACTACTGGCTATTTCAATAGCTTGTCAGCAACATTGAATGTTGGTGACTTGATCTATTGCTTGACTTCAGTTGGTACCACAGCTGTTGCAACTCTCGTTCATGTACTTTCCAACGCTTCTGGTGTTGTTGATGTGAACGATGGTACAACTTTGGCCAATACAGACGGCGATTAAGTAGTAAGTAACATGAGGGCTACTACTGGGGATTCTCGGTGGTAGCCCTTTATCACATTGAGAGGTAAGTATGGCCGCTGGAGATACTGGAGTATCGATTTGCTCAGACGCTTTGATCCTATTGGGTGCAAAGCCTATCTCGTCATTTAATGACGGCACAGACGAGGCCAATACTTGTGATCGACTGTACGCTGATTGTCGCGATACAGTACTGAGTCTATACCCTTGGAGCTTTGCCTATAAGAAGGTCAAGCTGGCAAGATTAGTGACCACTCCTAATTCAGAGTGGAAATATGAATATCAAATGCCGGGTGATCGCTTAGGCAATCCCCGCGCGTTGTTTGAGACAAACTCTTTGTATGCCCGCCCAGTAAAAGAATGGGACATTCAAGGCGATAAGATTTTGACAAACTATGAGGAAGTCTATGTGGATTACCCTTATCAGACTCCAGAATACGCAATGCCTAAATATTTTGTGCAGTTGCTTAAATATTACATGGCTTGGCACTTGGCTTTGCCGATTACAGAACAAGAGTCCAAGAGCGCGTATTGGCAAGGAGTAGCAGTAGGTGGCCCGGCTGAGAATGGCCGAGGTGGGTTCTTCCGTCAGGCATCTAACATTGACGGCCAAGGACAGCCACCACAAGTTATTGAGGATTATGCTTTAGTAGCGGCGAGGTTCTAATGGCCCGCTTTATTGACTTCCAGACGAACTTTTCTACTGGTGAGCTTGATCCTTTATTGAGATCGCGTACTGATATTCCTCAGTATGCCAATGCACTATCAAAGGCAACCAATGTCATATTACAGCCCCAAGGTGGTATGCGCCGCCGTGCTGGTACTCGTCATATATTGGAGTTGCCTAACTCATCAACTCCGTCAGCTGGCAACGGAGTTCGTCTTGTATCTTTTGAGTTTTCTGTTGATGATTCATATATGCTGTGCTTTGTTGCTGGCCGTATGTACATTATTAAAAACGGCACTACTGTCGCAAACATCAATGGCACAGGCAATAACTATTTAACAGTCTCAGCTGTAACTGGCGCTATGTTGTCAAGTATGTGCTGGACTCAATCAGCTGATACGCTGATCTTGGTACATCAAGATTTACAGCCAGTTAAGATTGTGCGTGGCGCGAATGACGCGACATGGACTGTATCTACAATTAGTTTTGACTCTATTCCTAGATACGCATTTACTTTATCCGTAAGCAATCCAGCCGCAACTCTGACACCTGATCGCGTTAGCGGCAATGTGCGCTTGACTGCATCGGCTGGTGTTTTCTCAGCTGGTAGCGTAGGACAGTATGTCAACGCATCGCCACAGGGCCGTGCCAAGATCGTGTCCTATATTAGCGCGACAGCTGTTGATGCTATTACTGAATATCCATTTTTTAATACTAGCGCTATCGCGTCTGGAGCTTGGGAGTATGAGTCTGGTTACGAAGATGTATGGAGCTCTAGCCGAGGCTGGCCAAGGACTGTTACTTTCCATGAAGGCCGTCTGTATTTTGGTGGCTCTAAGTCTCGCCCTTCTACTGTATGGGGCTCTAAAGTTGGTCTATTTTATGATTTTCAAGCTAGTGAAAGTTTAGATGATGACGCGATTGATGCGACTCTAGATACTAACCAGCTGAACACAATCGTAGATATGACGAGCTCAAGAGACTTGCAAGTGTTTACGACTGGTGGTGAGTTCTATGTACCGCAGACTGGTACTGATCCGATCACTCCAGCAACTCTAGTATTCAAGGCTGTATCGCGTAACGGCATGAAGCCCGGCACCCGCGTGCAATCACTTGAGACTGGTACTCTATTTGTACAGCGTCAGGGCAAAGCGCTCAATGAGTTTTTATTCTCGGACACACAGCTGACCTATGTTACTCAGCGTATCTCATTGCTATCAGGACATCTTTTAAAGACTCCTAATCGCATTGCATTGCGCCGCGCTACATCGACAGATGAAGGTGACTTGCTCTACATCGTCAATGGCGCAGATGGTTCTATGGCCGTCTATTCCATTTTGCGCTCACAGCAGATCGTAGCCCCATCTGAGTTTACTACCGATGGCGAGTTTGTTGATGTCAACATTGATGTCACTCAAGCCTATGTAGTAGTTAAGCGTACTTTTAATAGTGTTGTCAGATACTTTGTTGAGAAGTTTGACGAGGCACTATTTACTGATTGTGCATTTACTGGTGGTGCCGCAAGCGGAGCTACTGGTTTACCCCATATCGGTAAGTCATTAAATGTAGTTTGCGATGGTGTGCCGCAAGCTAATGAGACTGTATCTGGCGCTGGCGCAATTACTTTTGACAGAGCAAGTACCACTAAGTACGAGACTGGCTTGCCGTACACAGTCTATGCTAAGACTATGCCAGTTGATATTAAGTTGCAGTCTGGCACTCGTATTGCATTTAAGAAGCGTATCGTACAAGTCAATGTGATCGTAGATGATACACAGCATCTAAATATCAATGGCCAGAAGTTGCCATTTAGAAACTTTGACAATCCATTGCTTGATCTGCCGATACAGGAATTTACTGGAGTCAAGCGTATTGATGGCATCCGCGGATACACGACAGATGCTACTATTGAAATAACTCAGACTCTTCCTTTAAAGATGACTTTATTGGGCTTAGAGTATAAAGTTGCTGTAAATCAAGGGACTTAATCATGGCAGAAGCACCACAACCCGCCGCAAAAACATCTAGTACCGGAGCCACTATTGGCGCCGCTTCACTTGCTGGAGCTGGCTTCCTATCGGCAATGGCCTCTGGCTATGCGTCACAAGCTCAGGGTTACTACCAACAAGCCGCATACTCAATGCAAGCCGTTGAGAATATGCGTATGGCTGGACTGCGTGCAGATAAGGCTGTTGAGTATGCTGTATTGCAAGCTGATCGAAAAGTACAGCAAACCGAGTTTGAAGTTCTCAATTACAAAATACAAGGGAATACCCTACTGCGTGGCCTAGCTAAGACTAATGCGGCGGCTCGCGCCCGTGCTGGTGCTAATGGTATGACTACTGGCTCAGGTACAGCTGTTGGATTGCAGACAGCCAATGTGCAAAATGTGTATCGCGATGTAGGCATTACTGATCTTAACGCTTTGGTAGCACGCGTATTCGGCGCTGAAGATGCGACTAATATTCTCAAAGCTGGATTTGATAACGCTTTCTACGAGCGTGAAGCCGCTATTGGTAACACTAAGACTCTGTTGCAAGCTGGTGGTACAGCCGTTAAAACTGGTGGCCTTATGCAGTCTGCGGCGCTTATCGAAGGTGGCATCGGGTTTGCTAAGACTTTCCCGACAGCCCCAGTTGGTCAAGCAATTAAAAATATAATTTCATAGGTAAGACATGGCTGAAATTGAAAAACTATCATCTGGCCGCGTAGGTATCCAAGGCGCACCAGCCGCGGCAACTCCGCAAGTTTCCTATCCACAGCTGACACCTGAGATCGCTATGATTCAGCAAGCCAAGTACCAAGGTACTATGGCTGACAAGCTAGATCGTATGACTAGCATTATTTTCCGCGAAGGTTCTGAGATTAGTCAAAAAGCTGGCTTGCAATGGGCGGCTGAGAATCCTCTGACACAAGCGCAGTTACAGGCAATGACCAAGGGTGATCTAAGCACAGTAGGACTAGGCAACAACTTTAGTATGTTTGAGAATGCCGTGCGTAAGGTACGCGCATTTGAGTTGTCAGCTCATGCTGAAGCAGAAGCTAGTACAAAACTGCTAGATATTTATCAGCAAGCAGAGCGTGGTGAGCTGGACTTTGAAGGTGTACGCACACAAGTTAAAGCGCTGACAGATGGCTTTGGACAGTCGCTTGCTAATGTCGATCCTGAGAGCTCATTTAAGTATCGCGCTTCTATGGCAACGATGGGTAATAAGATCATCGATGAGACTGCCAAGCTAGAAGGTAAAAAGCGCATCATTGCTAACGGCATTAAAACTGAGCGTATGTATCAGAACTTTATCCGTATGGCTGAGATTGTGTAT